ATATGTTAGTTGTCTGTATTATCATCGGTTCGTACTTGTTCTCGCTTGTCTATTACTTCAATGGTGATCCCTTGAGATAGCGGGCTGCCAGCGGTGGTTACATCTATATTTTCGCCAAATCCTTCTTTACGACCTAACGTACTCATTAGATAACGAACCATTTGACCATCTGGGCGCTCTTCCCATCCTACTATTTTTTTGTTTTCATCCAAGATAGGAATACCTCGAGCTAACACCCTTGATGTAGCGATACACTCGTCTAATATCCTTCCTCTTTGGTCGTCTATCACATCTTGAAAGCTCGGATCCTCCTTCGCCCATTGATATACTGTCGTACGGCTTACCTTGAAAGTTTTTGCTATTGTGGATATATTCCCGCCTGATTTCTCTGCTATTTCTGCAAATTTTTTTAAGCTTGGTTTATTTGTATTAGGTTTCATAATAGATTGTTCAAAGTGTTAAATTATTCTATCATATTAAGGACAGCTTCACCCTTAGCAAAACGTTCGTCGGGATCTATTCCTATAATCTCACAAAAAGCCGATTTGGCTTCGTAGGTGGAAAAGGAAAGAGTGATAAAAGCGTCTTCATTTTTTTGTTTCTCTATAGCTTTTTCTTTTACTTGCTGCTTCATTTGTTTGACCTGTTCCTTTTTCTCTTCGTATGTAGCTTCTTCCTCTTGTGAGGTGATAAGGTCTTCATACGTTTCTACTTGTGGGATATAGTCGTTTACATCAACTACAAAATGAGAAAGCTCATTTATATCGTAGTCGCTTAGTCCTAAGTTAGTGTAATCTATATCATTAATATATTCAGCCACAAGGGAATAATCAGCACGGGTGTTGCCAAGTGCTTCGTATGTAAGTTGTTCTTTTTCTGTTTTTATATCAAATGCAACGGCTTCTACTTTTACTTGGTAATCAGTTTCAGGAGTGCCGTCATATTTGTAGTATATATCCATGGCTTTGATACGACGATGTCCGTCTATAAGGTTGCCTGTTACCTTATTCCACTTTATGCCTCCGTTGAACCCTACCTTTTTGAGGTTAGCAAGCTGATTTTTGATTTCCTTGTCAGTGTGTCTTTTAGGGTTGTAAGGATTTAGGTTGATTTGGGAACGGTTTATGGTGATAGTTTCAGATTGTTTTAGCTCTTTCATAGTCGTATTCGTATAGTTTGCGTTCTACTAATGGAAATTCAGCTATTACCTTTTTCAGATCATTAGGGAAATGATTACGAAGGAATAGCAAATAGTTAAGGTCATTTATGTCTGTACCTGATGATTGGCTATTGCCATACTTTTCGGGAGTGATGAGTTTTTCCGCTTTGATGTATTCTATTATGTCATTATTCTTGTAAGTGGAAAGCGGATATACTTTTTTGTTCTTTTCATTGATAGCCTGCTCCTGATAAGTACGAAGCATTACACGCCTATTCATACTATCAGATTGCTTGAAACCGAAAAAAGCCCACTCTATAGCTGTTTTTTCACGTATATTATCAGTAAGCTCTGCAAGGTTATAAAGGCGTTGTTTTTCATTTTGTCTGTGTCCCAAGTGTCCTGTTTTTATGTAAGAGAATACCGCAAAGTGAGGTATTTGGATAATTCTTGCTTTTGGGTATTTCTTATTGATGTAGTGCATATAACGAGCAATATGCTCAAGGTCTTTCACTACGTACATAAATACACAGGTTATTTGGTCAAAGTGAGGGTGTAGCAAGTGTAACAAGGCAATACTATCTTTGCCACTCATAGAGTGAAATAGTATCACCTTGTTGGTTTTTTGAGCGATTTGCTCGATGACTTGCTGAGCGCTGTTAAGCATAGGTTAAAGATTATCTGTTTTTGATTTGCTTTTTCTTTTTCCTTGCGCTTCCTAACGCTCTTTCAGCTCGTTTTCTTGCACTGTCTTGCGCCCTTGCTCTACCTGCGTGATAATCAGCTTTGGTCTTATAGTATTCTTTTTTACCACCACTGACACGCACTGCATAAAATTCACCCATAACTAAAAAGGTTTAGAGATTAAACAATAAATAAAGGTCTGTAAGATGTTACACTTACAGACCTTTATTAGGTTGAAATTACTAATTGTATTATTTATGAGATAAGCCCCTTATGAGATACTATATCAGCAAGACCTAAACCATAAAACATGGGTATTTCTTCTTCTGTTAGGTCCTTATACTGCTGCCATTCGTTATCAAGATCGTGAAAATCGTAATCTTCATTCAGCACCTCAATATCTTCTTTTGTCATTTGATAGACTGCTATATCTAATACCTCTACAATAAGTTCCCATGTTTTGTTGTAATTAGTGAAATAGATATAAGCAGTATCTTTAAGCGTGTCTTCAATAGTCATTGAACCGTTGGGGTTTTCGAGGTCTTTCTGATATTCTTTGTATAGTTTTTTATCAATGAATAAATCATTGTACTTTTCAGAAAAAGCTCGTATTTCTACTTTCTTTTTACCCTTGAGTATATCAAGGGCATTTTCTTTTTTCATTATAAGGTGGTATGCCTCTACTGGTTTGCCATTTACTTCTATTGTCATTTTTTAATGTTTTAGATTAAGGTTGTAAGTGTTTCACTATTTCAAAGACCCTGTATATACCCTTGGTATATAGGGCAAAGGTACGATATAGGCCGCAAAGAGCTGTTATGCTCGTTTGTATAAAATTTGTTTTTTCTTTGAATATTTTTTGTTCTGATACCTTTGCAAAGGTACGAAAATAATTTTAACCGCTTCAAAAATAAAGGGCTTTTTTATGCTACGTCTAAGATGTTAAATTTATAGAATGAACGCCATTCATTTTTGACAGTATCAAAGTAGGTAAAAAGGTTCTCATTAGGTTTGCGGTTGGTTGTGGTAGGGGGTGTATTTGCCAAAGTGCCAAAAGCTTGACGTATTGAGCCGTCTAATTTCTTGTAGTGAAATTCTACTATCTGGCTTTTCATTTTTGCCTTGAGCTTGATATTTGCCCACGCTTTTTTTAAGCACTCTGAAAAGGTGTAACCTGTTTGCTTGAAGAACTGCCATGCAAGGCAAAAGACTGTTTTTTTATCTGTATTTTTCATTTTGGTAGGTGTTTTAGGTGTTACTGATTATATTGAGTAATCTATATTAGGGGCGCATTTATATTGTGATTTTAGCTTTTCAAGAGCTTTTTCGGTGGCATAATACAGCCCCTCTGTTTGCTCTGATTTAGTTATGCCACGCCCTTTCAGTGGCAAAGTAGTACGTACAGCATAACAGTTATATGAGTATTCATAGATAATTTGTGCCCCTATTTGGTTTGCCTTATTGACATAAGTTTCTAACGCTCTCTGATGGTTACCTTTTGCCATGCGATAACTGGTAGTAGTTTGCTCGAATATACAGGTAATTGTGTCCATGTCAAAGACTGTAGTTTGATAGTTTTTGAAATCTACATCATAGATAGTACTGATATAGTATTTGTCAGCTATAAGATCTGTTAGGTTTAACATTGGTTGAATAGTGGGTGTCATAGGTTGATTGATTTAGGTGTTACTGGTTGAAAAATTGAGTCTTTTTGCGCCTTGCTCGGGGCTTTTTGTTAGAGTTCTATTACATCTGAATATTCTTGATATTTTTGCTTTAACAATGTAAAATACTTGATGAATTTTTGTTCATTTTCTTTTGAGAATGTACCCTCAATGGCAGGGCATTCGAGGTTAATATTAAGGGCATTAAACAACGCATTAACGCAATCTTGTAATGTTTCATTAAGAAAATTCATGTCTTGCTGGTTACCATATTCGTATATACCCTCGTTAAGGTTTCTGAGTACTAATTCAAGAGGTCTAACAAAGCTAAATTGTAATGTAAGGTATGCAAATGCTGCTTCTTGTTTGTTCATTGGTTTCATATTCGTGTTATTTTTAGGTTGTTTTTTTGAGTTTGAAAGCAGTTTTTAGACTTGCTTAGGTCTTTTTGTTATATAGCCCTTATTTTTTTTAGGTAATTAAGATTGTTGCTGTATATTATTTCACCTTTAGCTTCTGAAAAAAAAGAGTTTTCTTTTGTTGTGTCTATAAGAAAGACGGTATTAATGGATTCGTCTATATCAATAATTACCCCTTTTTTTGATTTTAATCTATTAAATTTATTAAGCTCTTTTTTATCTATATCAGATTGAGTCTCATATTTTGTTACAGTATATATTTCAATTTTTTTACCATCATAATGAGCAAATTCATTCTTTATACATTCATTATTTAAATAATAATCTGTTATAAAATGAGTTGTTTTACAACCTTTATTTATTAATTCGTCTGCATATTGTAAGGCTTCTTTTTTTTCTTTGAAACTTTTAGATGTCTTAGCTACCTCAGAAGACCAATAATTCAAATTAGGGCTTACAGTGTATTTTTTTACTGCTTTCATATTCGTTTTATTTTTGATTAATATTCTTGTTTTATTTTGACAGTGCAAAGGTAATACTTTTTTTTGACCTGAAAAACAAAAGGTAATATTTTTTTATTACTTTTTCTGATTTTGTTTGTAAGTAGCTGATTTGCAGTTATAAATAAAAAGTTAAAGTTTTTATATTCACTTTTTATTGTTTATTCAAATAAAAGTATTACCTTTGCACAAAAAAACAACTATATATGTACAGAATAAAAGAAGTAGCGAAAAGAAAAAATATACAAATGCAAGAAATAGTTAAGAGACTGGGTATTACTAAACAAAGCCTTAATTCTAAAATCAATAAAGGAATGAATACTAAGGGACTTGAGGATATAGCTAAAATTCTTAATTGTGAGCTTGTGGAGTTAATTCCTGTAGGGGATGATTTTACCCACTTCTACGATGAGCAGGGGCGTTGGTTAGGAATTGTTAGAAAGTACCCTTATCAGGATAAGGAAGCGGACACCTTGCAGCAAAAGGAGCAGTACGAGCAAGACAAGAAAGAGGAATAAAAAACACCACCCCTAAATAAGGAGTGGTGCCAATGAATAACACATCAAAGTTGAAACGAATAGGTAATTTGTACGGAGTGATTATAGTATTTTCTTCTCTATCTTTCGGAAGAGTTGTTGATATTCTGTAACGGCAAGCATATTGTTATGCTCCTTTCGGTAGTAGCTCACGCTTGAAGGGGATATACCCAAAAAAGTAGCTACTTCCTTATTTGATACAATAGAATGCTTACTTGCTAATCCGCAAAACATCTTCATATAAGCAGTGCTATTGCTTATTGACTCAAGGGTACATTCTTCTATGGCTGTTTTTATCTTTTCAAGCATGGTATATCAGTTGTTAGTTGTTAGTGGTGGTTAGTTCCTTTTCTATGATTGCTTTGAACTCGTCAAAGCTGTAGCATACATAGTACTTATATCCGAGTGCTTCGGCTTTTTGTTGAAAGGCTTTTTGATTAGGGGTTTGCTTGTTTCCTTTGATTTTCATCTCTATGTAAATTATCTTTCCATTAGGAAGTAATACATTTAGGTCTGCAACCCCTGCTAGTACTCCCTCTGCTTTGAGGCGTTGCGCTTCTCGTACGTTTCGACTGCCACCATTAGGGACGGCGTATATCACGAGGTTAGGATACTGGAGCCTAAACCATTTTACACAGGAGGTTTGTAGGGTGCTTTCTTGGTGTTTCATAGGGGTACATTACTTTTTATTGTCACTTTAAATTTTTTGCCCTTGTACTCTTTTTTGAATTTTCTTACAATTCTTCTCAAAAAGACAAACCCAAAGGCGGATTCTACTTGAACCACTATCTTACGAGTTACCACAGATAGGTTTTTAGGAGCAAATTCAAAATCCTTAAGGTGTTGTATTTTTTTTAAGGCTTCATCTTTGGTTATCATACCTAAGTCATAATTCACAATATCCTCTATTACATACATAACAAGTTGTCCATAACATCTGAATAATGGAACTGAGTTGTTATATTCTACATCAGCGCAAAAAGCATATACATCTTGTGGGTCGATGTTTAGTGTTTTTAGTACCCCTTCGTATGATTTCATATCCTCAGTGAGGTTAATACACTTATCTGCTATCTCATTCTTATCACATATAAAATCTTGAGGGGAGGTTTGACCTCCGAATATATCATTTATCATATTGGATATATTCTCGGCTGTGTGATAGTCATTCTTTGACTTCATCAAGGATTGATATAGGCATCGCTGACTATATAAGTGAGCAAACTTAATAAGGAGAAAAGCTCTCATTATACGGAAACTCCTTGTTAGCTGCCTGCTGTTTTTGTTCTTTATCTTAGGGGTTATTACATCTGTTGTCATTAGGCGGCTTTGTAATTAGTAATTACTCTTAGAAGTTGTTGTTCATTGGTTAATATTCCTTGTTCTATGAGTTGTATAATAAACTTTTCAATATCGGAAATTAACCTTAGTTCCTTGTCAGTTGCTGTATCTCTTATACCTCTTTCGTGTCGCCCGAATACTTTATTATTGATTTCTCGGCAATAAAGGGAATATTCAGGGTTTGGGATAATAGAAGCGATTGCCCTGTTCATAGGCATAAACTCACTTCCTGCTAATATTCGGTTGAAAATAAGACTGTCAGTAAGCCACATTACCACTTTTGCATATATAAGAGGGTTTAGCTCCATAGCCAATAGTACCCATATGTAAGGGTCTGCATAGGTTGCTTTATTTTCTCCTCTCCCTGTAGTTTTCCAAACACCCAATCCTTTGAGCACTTTTATAAAGCCTTCATTTTTAATAAACTCCATAAAACTAAGAAAACTTACTTTTATCATATCCCTCTCATTTAGAATATGATACACCCTTTCAATGAAACCCTGAGAGTTCATTATCATAGATATATTTTTCTCGCTCCACCCATACTGAAACCTTGCTGTTTCATATGCTTTTATTAAATCAGTAACAGAAAGGCTTTGTCCGTTTTTAGTATTTTGTTTGATAATTATGCCGAACAAGTTACGGTCGGCGCTCTTCATTACTATATTAGTCTTCATAATCTAAAACACAATATATAATAGTTAATTTATTTTAAAGTGCAAAGGTACAAAATATATTTGAATTATCCATGCAAATATTTTTGTAACAAATTGAAAGTGTGTAACATTTGTCACACGATTTATAGTTACATTTATACTTTCAAATGTAGGTATAAATATATTTCATTTTGTTAATTTAAGGATTAGCGACCGGTAATTACAAGGAATATGCTGGTCGCTAATGATTTATTCATACATCACTTTTAGCCCTATTTCTTTGGCAACAGCATGCTCAATTCTCGCCCCTTGGCTATCCTCCCAACCTTGTAGCATATATATCCCCTCACAATCTATAAGATTGATGATGTCTTTGGCTATATGCTCCTCCCATGGGTTTGTTTCAGATAGTCCGTTACAAAGAGGATTGACAACCTCATATCCTAATGCTTGGAGCTTGTCAGCTACATCACTGAACCTCTTACGAGTATGAGAGAGGTCTGTCCCGCTGATTTTTCCTGATAGATATATTTTCATATTCTCAACTTTTTGACTATTTTTTGCACCTGCTCCTTGAGTTGTGTCCGTGTGCATGTGTTATCAATCACAAAGTGAAAATCACTATCAGGCACATCGTCAAGGTCTATTTCGGAGGGGTGGGTATCCATATTGCCCATTCTGCATTTCACACGGATAAAGACAGGGTCGAGTAGTTTCATTTGTTCATACTCCGCTTTGAAGCGCATGTCAGTAATAATCACCCTTTGAAATTCGTAATTCTCATATGCCAATCGCTTTAGCATTAGTTTAGCGAATATATCCTCCCCAAGTAGTTCCTTGTAAAAGTCGGCTGTCTTTCTGTACAGCTCCCTTATGGTTAGGTTGCTCGATATACCATTAACATCTACTAATCGGCTTTCTTTGAAAAGGTCTAACATGTAGGGTGTCTGTCCTGTTACTTGGGATACTATCTCTTTGACTGGCTCGGCAAAGGCTCTTAGTTCGTATTTGTGCTTAGTGTAGTCATTGAATAGATTAGCCACGGTGTCCTTGCCTACTCTTTTCTTTCCTGATAGGACGATGAGTTTTTTATTCATAGTTGTTCGTTTTTATAGGTTTGTATGAGTGCTTTTACAAGTGCTTCACGGGCTTCTTCATAGGTGAGGTGACTGTCCTGCTCAAAGTCACTACTCAACTCATTGAGGTAGTCAATGCAATAGGAATATTCGTTCTCTCCATCTTCTCCTCTTGCGGCTATAACGCCATGGTAACCTTTTTCTCTGAACCACTCAAAGACTTGTTCCCAAGTAGGAACTACAGTTGTTTCATCACTATTTACTCTTTCTAAATCTTTATCTATGGTTATTTCTATATCTATTACTCCTGCATGCCAGAAATCATAACAAGTTAGAATCTGAACCTCACCATATTGTAATACAAAGGGACTTGGTTTATCAAAACCTATCTCTTTCAATTTTATGGCTATATCCAAAGGGACAAGCCAATTGGGGTAGTTGTTATTTTTCATCTTTAGTCTCTTTTGTGTCTATATTTTTTAAATATCTTAATATTTCTTCTACTGTCATTGAATCAAAACATTCATCTGCTTCTTCCTCTTTTATATAACCAAAGGAAAAAGAGCTTAATATCTCTCCATTAAAGGTAGATACTTTAATTTTGTAAAGATCTTCCTCACAATAATCTTTTCGAATAAGAATTTGCTTATCCTCAAGGTCAAATATTTTGCAAAAGGTGTATTTTTTATTCTTCATCTTTCACGAATTTACCGTTAATCATTTTGCCTTTTCTGTTTTTTATCTCGTTGTAAGCAATGTTAAGGCACTCTTCAAGAGTGGTATTCTCTAATAGGGCAATCTCGTGGAGACTATATGCAATACTAAATACCCTAATTTCGCTTGGTTCAGATAGTTTTTTGTCTCCATTCATCATATTAATACTTATCAATCTACCTAAGGATTTATAAACTTCTATAACGCGTGAGATGATGTCAAGTTCTGGCAAGGATAGTTCAACCGCTTGCTTAATCTTCTTTATAACATCCAATTCTATAAAGTGGCAATAGTTAATAAGGCAAATCATAGTATCACCTATCGCATCTTGGATAGCTGGCTTGTCATAGTTATGACACGCCTTGATGAGTTCACCTACTTCCTCATGTGTCTTAAGGAGTTGGTCTAATGGGGTGCTTTTGTCAAATATTCCCCTTTCTTTTGCCCACTCTTGGATAAGTGGGACGAGTTCTTGGATTGTTTTATTCATTTTTATAAAGGTTTTTAAGATTAAAAACTACATACACAGCCATCAGCTATTTCAAATGGAAAGGATAGCTGTATGGGTTCTTGGGCTAACCTTACCAAGTCTTCTATACTCCTATGATCCCTAAACATAGTACTCTGATAGGTGCTTTCCATTTCCTTAAACCAATCAATAAAGCGGGTGCCGTATCTGATATTCTCTATAAGGTTAGGAGTACTCTTTTTCCAACACAACTCGCAATTGCCAAACTTATTATGTATTCCGAGTTTGAAAGGTTGGCTATCCCAAAATTTGTTGAGTTCCTGCTGTCCAATAGGCACTTCAAAGTCTGTCAGTAGTGGAAATATACGCTTAGTGTCGACTTTTATTTCGACCCAGCTAATACGCTTGGGCATATCCTCCTTGCGGTAACCTATAGCTAATTGATAGCTATTCTTTCCAAATACATCATCGGCAAACTTCTTACTTGGGAGGCTTTTAAGGTTCTCAGAGCAATAAGGAGCTTTCATATTGGGTAACCCACTGAATATGCCTTTATTCTTGTTAGCTATCATTTGAGCAAATACTTTGGCCTCCATGTCCATAGTGTCGAAATCTACTATCTTATAGCTCACCCCTACACCTTTCTCTGTGGAATATACACCCTCTATGATTGTAAGAGGTATTTCCCAGTACTTCATTATGTTCTTCAGAAAGTCAATGGTTTCGGGTCTTTCCATTCCTGTATTGCAGAAGACATAGACTTTGTTATAGTCTGCATATTTAGGGTGGGTCTGTATATGTCGAGCCATACGAGCCGAGCTACGCCCTCCTGATACGGTTACAAGTAGGTTTTTCATTCTCTATATATTTATATCAATTTTTCTAAATCGGACACAGCTACCAGAGTAGTGTATTTACCAACCCTTACTCTGTATATACAGTTTTCGTAAATCATATTAATGCTATTAATGCTAATAATAACACCTTCTATATTCTTAGAGATTATTCTTACTTTGTCATCTTCCTTAAAGCGAACCTCTTCTCTTTTTTTGTTTTGTTTCATTGTTTTGTAATTTTTAATCGTTTTGCTATGAGTTCTACTATATCCACAGTTACAGCGTTACCTATGAGCTTATAGCGTTGTGTCTTAGCAATAGGTTTAATTATGCCGTTGTAATTGCCATATTGTGTCCAGTTGTCGGGGAACCCTTGTAGGCGTTCACATTCTATTTCTGTAAGGCGGCGCACACCATTAAGTAAATTATTTTCTTGAAAAGCATTACTCGATATAGTAGGGCATATTTTCAGGTCTGCACCTTTATTTTTACCTCTTTTAAGTTGTCTTATTACAGTCATGTCTGAGTGCAATCCTCCCGAGTGTCCGCCGCCTGTGAGTGTGGCTGCAACCTTGGGGATTATATAAGTATCATTGCTCTCCATTTTGTGATAGCGTGATGTTATTGTTCGTGCAGGTGAAGTTTTGATACTTGTACGTTTCCTATTTTCTTTCCTTGTCTTTCTGTCAAGTAATTTATCATCTTTTCCGATAGGAAATACTCCTGGGATACTTTTTTCTCTAAGATGTCCGATAAGGTAAATCCGCTCTCTATTTTGGGGTAAAAGCCAGCTTGTATTAAGCAGTTGAAATTCAAGTCTATAACCCCCAATGTTGGCAAGCGTTTGGATAATCGCCCAAAAGTCTGCGCCAGCATTTGAGGAGAATGCTCCCTTAACATTTTCCCAGATAAAAATACTTGGTCTGATGTCAGCAATGAGGGCAATTGCGTGCTCGATAAGGCTACTTTTGGCTCCTTTAAGCCCCGCTCTTCTTCCAGCAAGTGAGAAATCTTGGCAAGGCGATCCGAAAGTGATAACGTCACTTCCTGTAAAGTCTCCTCCGTGAAGAGTGGTAATGTCTCCGATGTATTTGGCATGGGGAAAATTGTATTTATAGTTTGCGATTGCGTGTTTGTCTATCTCACTAAAATAGTGCTCTGTAAATTGGTAGCCTGCCTTTTGAAAACCAAGCGAAAAGCCACCTATGCCGCTGAATAGGTCAATGATTTTCATGTTTTTTACTTAGTTGTTCTTTTATAGGATAACGCCATAATCATATAATGCGCCATGTACTCCCGTTTAAGGATTGGTTTTACTTGGTTTTCACGATAATCAGCTACAGCTATCTCCATAAGGTATTTGGCTTCTTTTTCTGTGATTTGTAGCCCGCGGGCTCTGAGTTCTGTTATAAATTTCATGTTATTTGTCTGTTGTTAGTAATTTGTCATTTTCAAAGATATATTCCAGTGCTATTTCCTTTTTCAGAGATATATCATCATCCACGCCTTCAAAAGACCGCTTCAGACGGCTAACAAGGCTCTTGTTGTCTCGCTCTTTAATTTTACGCTCCTTGTATCTCTTAGTAAGCAACTCCTTTTCTTCTTCTGTGAAATCAGTTATCATACCTCGCTCCTTAAGGCTGTCATATATCCAACAGCAGAACAAAGGAAGTCGTCCTGTCTGCTTAAAATCGTTGTAAAATCGTTGTACATTGGCTATAAACCGCGCTTCCTTTTCCTCCTCTGTTAGTTGTTCTTCAGGAGTAGGAGCGGGTAGACTCATAGGTAAGTTGTTGTTTTGACGAGTACGACACAACCAATCCTTGTACTTCTTCAATATCTCACTGATATAAGGGGCATTGATAAGCTGATAATGCTCTGTACGTGTATCAAATTCTCCGTATCTTTCCATTTGAAAGGCTTTGTATAGCTCCTCCAAAGAAAGCGAAGAAAAGCGGCTTAAAATCATTCCTGAAATATCAGACTTGTTGAGAGGGTCTATTTCTCCCTTGAAACCGATAAGGGCAGCGTGCTGGGCAATGATAGTACCAATGCCTCCGCGTGCTTCTATTGGGTCAAGCTCTCGGATAGGGGTGAATGTCAGTACCTGCCGTGCAAAAGCCACCTGCTGTAATTCACCAGCCTTGCATATTTGCTGCAATGTTGGAAGCGGTTTGGCGTCCGACAACATTAGCGCCTGCTGTGTTTGTAGTATGAGTTCCTGAGATGATGTTTCCATTTTGGTCAATTATTACGGGTTCTTGTGAGTTGTGTGATTGTTGGGCACTCTGTACCCAGCTGGACTCAAAGCCTTTCCATTGCTTTTGCACCACCAAAGCAAGGATCTCGTTTTTATCTCGTCCTGTGCGTTGCACCTGCTCAAGAAAGATCTTAAAGGCTCGTTCGCTATTGACAGCTTTCTTAGTCTTGCGTATCTTGAGCCAGTCCTCTGTGAGGTCAGCAGCAAATCCTGCCGATAACATAGCCTCCCTGAAATTGAAAGGAGGGGGGGCGGGCGAAACTTGGGGGGAGGTTTCTTTTGGGGCGCTTAAAGACTGATTGTTTTTTTCCTCCTTGTCAAAATCCACACTCGCGCTTTTTTGTTTCTTTTTTTCTAAAAAAGAAATATCATTATCATTTACATTATCATTATCATTAAGGAGGCAATTGCTTTTTTTGCTTTTTTCAGAAAGCAATTGCTTTTTTTGCTTTTCGTTGCTTTCCTCTAACTCGTTGTCTTTCAATCGTCTCCCTCCTTTTTTACCTGCCTCGCTTCTTTTTTCTGAGATTGATATATACTTTTGTGTATCCCTATCAATCGTTTGTTTTACGAATCCGAATGCTACTTTTGCAAGTGGTTTTAGTTCAATCAAGTTACCATATATGGCATATTCCGTAATAGCCTGATAAACTTCCAACTGAACCTCACTTGGCAAATCCCGAATAACATTCAACCAATCTTTGTAAAAAACAAATGTTTCTCTTTCCATAATGTAGGTGTTAAAAAAACTCCCCTCACCAACGCCCTGCGCTATGCAAGGGGAGACAAATGAATGAAATATTAGACTGCTTGTTTTTGTGCTGCCTCTGCTTCGTCTATAAGGTCGAAAAGTGTAGGCATACTTACTTTTTGTTTTGCTGCCTCGCAATAGATTGCTCCGTCTAAAAAGTATTGAGGATTGAGTTCAAAACCTACTCCATAACGACCTTTAAGCACTGCACGATAGGGTACTGTCATTAGCCCTCCAAAGGGGTCTAATATTACATCACCCTTGTTGCTCATCTGCTCAATTACACGGTCGGCAATATCAAACTGCATTGGGCAAAGATGCATCTCTTTTCCTTTGCTCCATTGTGATCCGTTTAGGGTAAGCATACGAGTTACATCCGTCCACACTTCATCACTCCAGCTTTGAGGCTGTAAGAGCATAAACGAGGTGGGTAGTTTGCCGTGCAGGTCTAATGTTTCGGCTATTTTTACATTGAAGTCGTGATTATAGATTGTTTCCAACGAAAAACGCTTATACTCTTGGAATATGCTATCGTGAGGTAG